TGAAGATATGGGGTTAGAACGTTTTGGCACACAGTTATTAGCTGAGATTAATGCTAAATATCCTAAAGCACAGATTATGGTATGGGGTGATCCAGCTGGTATGCAGCGTGATGCGATCTATGAAGTCACAGCATTTGATTATTTACGTACATTAGGATTGCGTGCGCAACCTACTGCATCAAATAATTTCCAAGTACGACGTGAAGCAGCAGCGGCTCCTATGCAACGATTGATTGCGGGCAAACCTGGATTAGTATTACATACTTCTGTTAAGCGATTGAGAAAATCTTTAGCTGGTGGGTATCATTTTAAACGAGTCAGTGTCGGTGCTGGTCAAGAACGATTTAGAGACAGTCCTAATAAAAACGAACATTCTCACATAGGTGATGCATTTGGTTATCTGCTTTTGGGTGGTGGAGAGCATAAGCGGATGACCAAGTCCGCCTTGACACAAAATACATTAATTTCACAAACTGTAGTAAATAGTGACTTCGATGTTTTTAATACACGTTGATCAAATACTTAAAAACATGCCTGATGTTAATCACGGCTACTACTTACCTTTTCATGAAAGTCATTTATCTAATTTTAAGGGCATTGAAGAATATGGATCTAAATCATTGTCGATTGAAGATAGAAAACGGCTTATTATGTTTCAGTCTCAATGTGGTCCTTGCATTACTGCGTTTGTTAACAATCAGCCTGTCGCTATGTTTGGTTGTGTGTTTCTCTGGAGTGGCGTTGGTGAAGCGTGGTCTTTATTTGCTGAGGAATCCAGAAGATACCCAATAGCTATGACTAAAGGTGCGTTATCATTCTTTGATAGCTGTCAGATATTATTTAATTTACATCGAATACAAATTACTGTAAAGTGTAGTGATCAAAGGGCTGTACGTTGGGCTAATCGTCTTGGTTTTACATCAGAGGGTACTATGATGGCTTACAGTGCAGATAAAGATGATACATATATGATGAGGAGAACTTAATGGGTGGTGCATTTGGTGGTGGTAAGCCAGACACATCAGCAGCTGAAGAATCATTACGATTACAGCGTGAAGAAACAAAACGTGCAAGAGAGGCAGCTGAAGCAGAAAAAAGAGATTATGCTGAAAAAATGACAGCATCAAAACGTGCAAGATTAAAAGGTGGCAAGCGTATGTTGTTATCTGAATCTAGATTAACACCAGAAGCTGGCTTAGAAGACGAAAACATACAAACACTAGGATAAGTTATGGCAGCCTTAGACTTTGGGATGGCATTGGCAAGAGGTATGTTGCCAACATCTGAAAAAGCACAAAAAGATTTAATCAATCTTGCTGGTGGTCGTAATATCTTTAAATCCGAAGATTGGTGGAATCAACAAGTTGATAAACAAATTTCAAAAGGTTATCGTACTGTAGAGCGACAAGATAAAGAGTTCTTAATGCCATCAGGTGAATACCAGCCAGGTAAACGACAAGTTAGTACAACCTATGGTAGAACAATTATGGGGCAGTTCTCTCCAGTAACAGGACCATTTGGTATGCCTTACACACCATCATATCATCCATTATTTGGTTATGGTGGTGGTGTACAAGCCAGAACATCAGTCAGTTACAAAGCACCAGAAGGTGCAGTATTTACCATAGATCCACGCACTAGAGAAAAACAATACACATCAAGAGACTTTGATGTTTTTGGTAAACGTGAAGATTATACTGCTGGTGAATTATCTGATATTGAAAGAAGTGCTGAAGTTGGTGCGTCAAGAGCTAAAAGACAAACAGAACAATCTAAAGCATCACAAAAAAGATTAAGACGTGGCACAGGTGGATTAGCAGCTAAAGCTATACTACCTGGTGATAAACCAGCAACAGGATTGCCAGCGCTTGGTGAAACAGGCCTTGGTTTAGGAACGGCAACATTAGGAAAAGGATTGATGTTATGAGTGGTGACGATAAGATGATTAAGTTTGGCAAAGATGGTAAGCCAACAGATGAAACTATGGAATATTTATTTAAAAATGATCGTGATAAGTTTTTAGAGTTTCAAGATAAATATATGACAACTAAAGGCACTATGGGTGACAATGTGTTTAAAGATATTTTACAAAAAGTCATGGGTAAGTCTAAGGGAGATAAGAAATGAAAAAAGGTTTATATCATAATATCAATGAACGTAAGAAAAAAGGTATTAGTCGTCCTAAATCTAAATCTACTATATCTGACAAAGCTTATAAAAATATGGTAGCTGGTTTTCCTAAAAAGAAAAAATAGATGGAACAATATAGAGACGCCTATTCGACTCGACCAGTTGAACATGTAAGATTAATTGAAGGCCATGCATTTAGTGCTGGTTTAGTTGCTGATTATGATAATCAAGTAGCAGCTGGATCTAGCATTGATATTGTAATTGCGTTTCCACAAGGAGTAAATCCGGTATTTGGTATTAATGGTTTATCTAGTGGTAATGCAGTTGGCTATTTATATGAAGGTGCTAGTGCAACAGGTGGCACATCATTACCAATAATTAACAGAAATAGAGCAAGTACACTGAGTACAACTGGAGTAGCTTTAGCTAATCCTACTGTAACTAGCACAGGATCATTAATATTAAAAGAAATATTAACTGGTGGTGTTGGTAAAAAAGGTGGTGGTGGTGAAGTGGGTGGTAATAATCTTATTTTAAAAGGATTGACTAATTACTTATTTAGATTAACCAATGCAGACGTGAATAACAATCCACATGCAATGGAAATTATATTAAGTTGGACTGAATAATGGTTGCTAAAAAACATCAGAACCCTAAAGGCGGACTCAATGAAGCTGGACGTAAACATTTTAAAAGAACTGAAGGATCAAATCTTAAACCACCACAGAAGTCTGGTACTCATGGTAGGCGTGTCAGCTTTGCTGCACGTTTTGGTGGGATGGCTGGTCCTTTAAAGGATGAAAAAGGGAGACCAACAAGACTTAAAAAAGCATTAAGTGCTTGGGGTTTTGGTAGCAAGGAAGCGGCAAGATCATTTGCAGCAAGGAATAAAAAAGGATAATTATGGCAGAGATGATGCGTTTAAGTGCTGAAGATGTTTTAAAGAGACATGAGAAAGCATTAATAAGAAAAGAAGACTTTAGAAACTTATATGAAGAAGCGTATGAGTTTGCTCTTCCACAGCGTAACTTATATGATGGCCATTACGATGGTAAAGTAGGCGGTAATAAGAAAATGAATCGTGTATTTGATTCTACTGCCATCAACTCTACACAACGATTTGCTAATCGTATGCAGTCAGGCATATTCCCTCCACAACGTAAGTGGTGTCGATTAGAGCCAGGTGCTGATATTCCTCAAGAAAGAAATGCTGAAGCTCAAGCTGCATTAGATTTATATAATGACAAACTATTTGATACATTGAAACAATCTAACTTTGATGTAGCTATTGGTGAGTTCTTGCTTGACTTATCAGTTGGTACCGCAGTTATGATGATTCAACCAGGTGATTCTGTTAATCCAATTAACTTTATTCCTGTACCACAATATCTAGTATCTATTGAAGAAGGGGCTAATGGCCAAGTTGATAATGTATACCGACGTATACGAATGAAGGGTGAGGCTATACAAAGACAATATCCTGATGCAAAGATTCCTAATGAAATACAAACTAAGATTGATCAAAAACCAACAGATGATGTAGAGTTAATTGAAGCAACTGTATTTGATCAGAAGCGTGGTGATTATTGCTATCATGTTATTCATAAAGATTCTAAAACAGAATTAGTATATAGACGTATGGAATATAGCCCATGGGTTGTATCTCGTTATGCAAAAGTAGCGGGTGAGATCTATGGTCGTGGTCCATTAATTACAGCATTGCCTGATATTAAAACTCTTAACAAGACATTAGAGTTAGTCTTAAAAAATGCATCTTTAGCAATTAGTGGTGTGTATACAGCTGCTGATGATGGCGTATTAAATCCTAACACAGTAAAAATTATGCCAGGTGCAATTATTCCTGTTGCACGTAATGGTGGGCCACAAGGTGAATCACTAAGACCATTACCACGATCAGGCGACTTTAATGTATCTAATATTGTAATGAATGATTTACGTACTAACATTAAGCGTATCTTATTAGATGAGTCATTACCACCAGATAATATGTCAGCTCGATCAGCAACAGAAGTAGTAGAACGAATGAAAGAATTATCACAGAATCTTGGTTCTGCATTTGGTCGCTTAATTAATGAAACAATGATACCTTTAGTATCCAAAATACTACAAGTGATGGATCAACAAGGTATAATATCTCTACCATTAAAAGTAAATGGTTTAGAAATCAAGATTGCACCAGTGGCTCCATTAGCAATGGCACAGAATATGGATGATGTACAGAACATATTACAGTATGCACAGATTGCACAACAAGCTGGACCAGAAGGTGCGATGAATATCAAGATTGATGAAATGATGGATTATGTTGCAGAGAAGCTTGGAGTTCCTCAAAGATTAAGACCAACTCCACAAGAACGTATGATGATGAAACAACAAATGCAACAACAGATGCAACAGCAAATGGCAGTTGAGGCTGCACAGCAAGAAGGATAATAAATGGCTGGATGGGAAGATTTACAAGAAGCATTACCATTAGAACGAGGTGATGCTAATCAAAAGCGAGACGATATAGATCGTCTTTGTCTGCGTGTCCTAGGGGGTGAGGACGGGGAAAAACTAATGAAATGGCTGCGTGAAGCAGTCGTTGAGCAACCCGTTGCTTTGCCGGGTAGCGATCCAAGCTACGCATTTTACCGAGAAGGACAAAATTCAATAGTGAAGGATATAGAAGCAAGGTTAATTAGAGCAAGGAAATTATAAATGGAAGAAACAATCGAGCCTAGTGTTCAAGAGGAAGCTCAAGAATCTACTGGCCTACTCGATGGAGCAACTCCAGAGCCAGAAGAATCAACTGAAACTAACCCTCAAGCAACAGAAGTAGATCATCGTGATCCTGAAGAACTAAAAGCAAAGCAAGAATTTGCTACAGGTGAAGAGGAAGACGAGCCATTAGAGCGACCTGATTGGTGGCCTGAAAACTTTTGGAAGTCTGATGAAGAGGCGCCAGATCTAGAAGGCATTGCTAAATCTTGGATGGATCTACGTAAACAAATCTCACAAGGAAAACACAAAGCACCTAAAGATGGTAATTATGATACATCTGCTTTTGGTGATGTTCCTGAAGATGATCCTTTAAGAAGTCATGTAATGACCTGGGCATCACAATATGGTGTCAGTCAAGCAGCATTAGATGACTTAGTTGGTCAAGTTGTAGAAATGAACATGGCTAATGCACAAGAAGCATCTGTGAATTTAGAACAAGAGCGTAAAGCTTTAGGCCCTAATGCTGAAGCAAGAATCAATGGTATTGTTAAATGGGCAACAGGTTTAGTTCAAAAGGGTGTATGGGGTAATGATGACTTTGAAGAGTTTAAGGTAATGGGCGGCACTGCTAAAGGTATTGCTGCATTAGAAAAACTCAGAGCATCTTATGAAGGCCGTGTACCTGTTGAAACTACTCCAGTAGAAGGGGCGCCATCTAAAGAAGAGTTATATCAAATGGTAGCTGATCCTAGATATAAAGACGACCCATCATATCGTAAGAAAGTCGAAAGAGCATTCGCTCAAAACTTCGGTTAAACGCTTGACAATAGGCTTTGTTCCCATGTAAAATCGGGAATGAGGCCTATTACATATTCATTGTAACCCTTAAACGCAAGTAACCTTGTCGACTGGCTATCGTAAATAGCAAGCACTGGCCCAGATTTCTGGCACACCTCAGCGATTAATACACAATTTTATTAATTACTATAAGGAGTCAATAATGGCTATTGGATTATCTAATGCTTTTGTTACCTTATTTGATGCCGAAGTTAAACAGGCTTACCAAGCTAAAGCGCAATTAGTTGGTGCGGTTAGACAAAGACGCGGCGTTGAAGGTTCGACAGCAAAATTCCCTAAAGCGGGTAAAGGCGTAGCTACTCTAAGAGTTCCACAAACAGACGTAACACCATTGAATGTGGATTTCTCACAAGTAACAGCTACAATGGAAGATTGGAATGCAGCAGAATATTCTGACATCTTCATGCAACAAAAAGTTAACTTTGATGAAAGACAAGAATTAGTGCAAGTTGTGGCTAATGCTATCGGTCGTCGTCAAGACCAACTTATTCTTGACGCTCTTGCAGCTGCATCATTAGCTGCGGGTAACGTTATTGCTACATCAGTTGGTGGCGCAGACACTAACTTAAACTTAGACAAGCTTTTAGCTGCTAAGAAAGCAATGGACGCAAACAACGTTCCTCCAACAGATCGTCACATGATTATTCATGCTAACAACTTATCTTCATTATTAGCTGAACAGAAATTAACATCATCTGACTATGCTTCTATTAAAGCATTAGTTCAAGGTGAAATTAATACATTCTTAGGCTTTACATTCCACGTTCTTGGTGATCGTGCTGAAGGTGGTTTACCAGTTGCTGCTGGTGATGTTCGCTCATGCTGGGCGTTCCACAAAGACGCAGTTGGTTACGCTGAAGGCATGGGTCCTAAAACTGAAATCAACTACGTACCAGAAAAAACATCGTTCTTAGTGAACTCTATGTTCTCTGCTGGTGCCGTAGCGATTGACGCGGAAGGTATTGTCGAAGTTAAATCAGACGAAACTTAATCTAAGGAGATAACACATGGCTTATAATAAAGACAATTTGCAACCAATCGGTGGCCAGTCTAAAGCTGGTAATGCTCCTCAAGTTTGGAGTTATAAAACCACAGATGCTAAAACAGCTGTAGACGCATCAGGCTACTTTAATGATGCATCATCATTATTAAAAGTAGGCGACTTAATCTACTTACATGCATCAACTGGCGGTACAGCAACATACAGCTTACACCCTGTTGTTTCTAACGCTTCTGGCGTTGTAGACATCAGTGATGGTACAGCTATATCAGCTACTGACAGCGACTAAGTTGTTTAATGCAGATCAGGTAGGTACTTCGGTGCCTACCTATTTGCACATTTAAAGGAAACAAAATGGCTACAGGTGATACCGATATAAGAATATGCTCTGATGCATTACTCATGCTTGGTGCAAACCCAATATCATCATTTACAGAAGGAACCGATGAATCTAATATTTGTGATCGACTTTATCCGGATATTAAGATTCGTACACTGACTATGTATGATTGGTCATTTTCATTCAAGAAGACACAATTAGGTCGATTAGTTACAACGCCAACAAATGAATACAAATACGAATATCAACTACCATCTGACATTATTGGCAGACCAAATGCAGTATATGATTCAGAAAAGGTAGGTATCCCAAGACGAAGAGAATATCGTCTTATAGGTGATAAATTATTAACAGACTACGAAAAAGTATATATTGATTATCAATACAATGTACCTGAGTATGCATTACCACATTACTTTGTACAATTACTCAAATATGAAATGGCTTGGCACTTAGCAATGCCAATTACTGATCAAGTAGATAAATCAGATTATTGGAGAACAATTGCTGAAGGCACTCCTGGTGAAAATGGCCGTGGTGGTTTTATGCGTCAAGCAATGAGTATTGATGGTCAAGGAAATCCAACAAACGCAATACAAGATTTCTCATTAATTAATGTGAGGTATTAATGACTCGTTTTGTTAGCATACAAACGAACTTTACAACAGGTGAACTAGATCCACTTGTCCGTTCTCGTGTTGATCTTGAAGCATATCGCAATGGTTTAGAAACAGCTAAGAATGTAATTTGTCAACCACAAGGTGGAGTTACACGTCGTCCAGGAACTAAATACATTACAGAACTAGGTGGTAGCCCAGCCAATGGTGTGCGTCTTGTACACTTTGAATTCTCTGTATCAGATAGTTACATGCTTGCGTTTACTAATAATCGTATGTATGTATTTAAAAACAAAACATTGATTACAAACATTAATGGTTCTGGTAATGATTATTTAACAACAACAATTGCTAGCGCTCAGTTAGATACAATGTGTTATACACAGTCAGCTGATACATTAATTATTGTGCATGAAGACATGGAACCTAAAAAGATTGTGCGTGGAGCTAGTGATTCTACATGGACAATATCAAACATCTCGTTTGATTCAACGCCACAATATGCATTTACATTATCTACATCTAACCCAGCAGCGACATTAACACCATCAGATGTGTCAGGTAAAGTTACATTAACAACCTCAGCTGGCGTATTTAATTCAGGACATGTAGGTCAATACATTAATGCAGATCCTCAAGGTCGAGCAAAGATAGTTAAATATAATAGCTCTACATCAGTTAATGTTGTGACTGAGTTTCCATTCTTTGATACATCTGCTATTGCATCTGGTAGTTGGGAGCTAGAAACAGGCTATGAAGATGTATGGTCAGGCACAAGAGGATGGCCTAGAACAGTAACATTTCACCAAGGCCGACTATTCTTTGGTGGTAGTAAATCTAGACCATCAACAATATGGGGATCTAAGGTAGCATTGTTTTTTGACTTTGAACCAGTGGAAGGACTTGATGATGACGCTGTTGAAGCTACTCTTGATACTAATACTTTTAATGCTATCGTTGATATTATTAGTGGTCGTGATCTGCAAGTGTTTACTACGGGTGGTGAGTTCTACGTTCCGCAAGAAGGATTAACTCCAATTACTCCAACAGATTTCTTCTTATCATCTACATCACGTAATGGTTGTCGTGAGGGTGTAAGAGTTAAACAATTAGAATCTGGTGTTTTATTTATACAAAGACAAGGTAAGCAATTATCTGAGATTGCATATTCAGATACACAATTAACATATATTACTTCTAAAATCTCATTATTAGCTGGTCATTTACTCAAAGGACCTAAGCGTATGGATATTAGACGTGGTGTAGCAACTGATGAAAATGACTTGTTATTTATTGTTAACGAAGATGATGGCACCATGGCTGTGTTTTCATTATTAAGATTACAGAATGTTATTGCTCCTAGTGAGTTTGTTACCAATGGATCATACATTGATGTGGGTGTGGATATTACAGACATTTATGCAGTAGTGAAAAGAAGTGATGGAGGTGTAGACAAATACTATGTTGAAGTATTTGATGATGCTGTTGCTACTGATTGTGCAGTTACTGGGGGAGCGGTAGCTAGTTTAAATGCATCACACATTGATGGACAAACAGTCCATGTTATTTCAGATGGTCTAGTCGAGGAAGATCAAACTGCTGATAGTGCAGTGACATTTACCAATACACCAACAACATCATGTGAAGTAGGTATGCATTTTGATGTTGAAGTAAAAACAATGCCAGTAGATATTAAAATACAATCAGGCACACGTATTGGATTTAAGAAACGTATTGTTGAAGTTAATGCATTGTTGTATGAAACACAAAATTTAGTTATCAATGGAAACTTAGTTCCAATTAGAACATTAGGTGCTGGTGCTTTAGGTAGCCCAGTCCCTGAATTTACAGGAACAAAGGTACTTCATGGTATACTTGGATATAGTAATGAGGGGCAAATTACAGTGACTCAAAACACCCCATTAAAGTTCACATTACTAGGTTTAGAATATAAAGTAGCAACACACGAGGGAACATAACTATGGGAATGGCAGCAGCACCAGCAGCGGGAACCGCATTTGGAACATCAGCATTAGCAGCTTCTGCACCAGTATATACTAGTATAGCTGCATCAGCAGCATTACCTACTGTAACTTCTATGGCAGCTGGGCCATTAGCTGGGGCTAGTTCTTCTATGTTTATGAACTCAGCATTCTTATCTCCAGGAACTGCATTACGTGCTGCTGGTGGTGGTGGATTGTTATCTGGCTTTACTTTAGAGGCAGCAAGGCCATGGCTATATGCTTTAGGCACTGGTTCAAGCATTATTAATACTTTAAACCAAGGACAGTACAGAAAAAGCATGTACGAAATCCAAGATTTGCAACTACAAGCAAATGTTGAAATGAAAAGATTAAATGCTGTAAATGCAAGTATTGACCGAATGAAAGAGATACATAGAATTAATGCAGCTAATTTAGCTAAAGCTTATGGTGGCGGTGTAGTTGGATTAGATGGATCAACTAAATTACTAGAAACAGTAAGTGGTAAAGAATATGGCCGTGATTATGAAATTGCTACACTAGATTTAGCAAATGATTTAGTTGCTGGAAATGTACAATCTGATATATACAAAGCAACACAAGAGCAAGTTGTCAATGGATCTGTGCTAGATGCGGCATCCAAGCTTGGTACGGCAACATACTTGTATGGACGCTTAGGAGGCAATCCTTTTGCATAGGGTAAATTATGGTAGATAGATATAAAAGATCAGCACAGCTTACAAGTGGATTTAATTTAGATCAATCTAATGTCAAAGAAGCCATTAGGTCTTCTGAAACATTAAATAAACGTTTAGATCAGATTATGAATCTTACATACAAAGGTATGGAAAAAACTGCTGAACGTCAAGGTTTACAATATGCAGTTACTAATAGACCTACACTAGATCAAATTGCTACTGCTGTACAAAACAATGATGATCCATCAAAACTGTATGCACAAACAGGTACAGTCTTTGGTGATGCTGCTAGAGAAGCTCAAGCAGAATATACACGTCAAGATTTTGAATATGACCTAAGTAAGAAATATAGTGAAATAGGTGCGGCACTAGAAGCTGGTATGGAAGTAGAAGATCTTAATGCTTTTGCTGCTGACATTCAAGCTGAGATCGATGGATACAGCGATACGCTAGGTAAGATTAGTCCATTAAAATCACAAAAGTTTAAAGCATCTATGACTATTAAAGGTAGTACAGTTTATGCCAAAGCTTTAACTAATTACGTTAACAGACAAAATGCTGTACAACAATTTAAGATTGAAAACTCTATTAATCAATTTAGTACAGACTTTGAATCTTTATTAAGAGATAGTGGATACAATTATGCAGAAACTATGTTTATGTTGTCGCCTGACTTACAAAGATTGAATGGTCAAATATCTCGTTATCCAGGTAAGGCTGAAGAAAACTTACAAACATTTAAAAACATAAAATCACGTGCATTTCAAAGAGGCGTTGTAAAATATTTATTAGATCCAAATACACAAGCTGAGATGAAACAAGAAGGGATGAATGTTGTTGATATGATTCGTTCTGGAAAGTTAGGCAAGATGCAGCTTGCTTATGAGGCTTTGGAACAGAAAGA